CGCCTTCAGCAATCACAGACGAAAACAAACCGCTGAGTAATAAAAATAGGTTAGAATTCAAGACCCAAGGGATATAATGTCTCTTGGGTTTTCCGTTTATGAAACAAAGAAGAAAAGCTGGTCAAGATAAGTTGGTTAAAGATAAATGTGAGATATGTGGCTTTAATAAGAGTGCCGCATTAAATCTCCATCATATCATTCCTCAATGTGATCCAAGATGCACAAATGACAATCACAATCTTGCTGTGGTATGTCATTCCTGTCATGATCTTGTTCACGCTGGGGAAATAACGATTATAGGTGTATATAAGACTACAGGGGGTAGACGCCTTATGTGGTTTAAAGATGGAGAGGAGCCGCCCCTATCAAAAGAATATTGGTTAGTTAAAGAAAATCCCATGGTTATAATGAGGGGAAACAAAAAGGGTCAATGATATCATAATATCTTCTATGGAAAAGAAGATAGAAAGTTTACATGACGGTAAAGTTGTAGTCGTTAAACCAATAGACCAAAGCAATATCGTTCCTTTATTTTGCAAGCTTTGTTGTTATCCCATGAAAACAATAGAAGATAGCATCTCCTATCGTAAGATAGGAGTTTGTTCTCATTGTGATGGTAGATGGACAAATGATCGGCGTATAGATTGGAATGCAGATAAGCTTCCCAGCCAGGATTGGGATGAATGGGCTGAATATATAGAAATAAGAAGAATAAGTGCTCGTTCACCAATCAGTTTCCGCTGAAAGGTCTATAATTAGAAAAAGAGGCAAAAATATGCTTGTTAAAGACTATCAAAAATTTATTAATCTCTCAAAGCTCCTAAATACGAGCTTTGGTTCCGATACCAGCAACTATAATCGTGTTTATCAAACTCAATCTGTAAAGTTTGATCTATTGGATGAAGGTGCTCTTAAAATCCGTTATCTTTGCATTGTAAACTTTGGTTCCGATACAATGATGCGTGAACTTATGCGCCGTTATAGAGATGAAGCAACAAGCTTTATTGAAGCCGCTCTTAAACAAGTTAAAGAAGAATATAAGGACAAGTATCCAGGTCAACCGGTTCCAAACTTTACTCTTCAAGAAGAAACCTGCAACGAAGATATAGAATATATTTCATATTACAACTATACTGGAAATCGTAAGGCATATTATCGTTTTGGTTGCCTTGTAGAAATTGACTGATGCCCGCTAAAAAGAATTTAACATTAGGAACGGTTCCAAATCGTGCCGCACAAATGAAAGAAATCATGCGCTGCGGCACAGATGCATCCTATTTCATTTCTAAATACGTTAAAATCTCCCATCCGGTTAAAGGTCCGATCCCATTTGAAACCTTCCCGTATCAGGATAAGTGTTTAGCTGCCTTCCAAAAACATCGATTCGTCATTACAAACAAAAGCCGTCAGTTAGGTCTATCTACTCTATCTGCCGCCTATTCTCTTTGGATGGCTTTATTCCAGCGTGAAAAGAATATTCTTGTTATCGCTACTCGTCTTGAAGTTGCAAAGAACTTCATTAAGAAGGTTAACGGAATGTATGACAATTTGCCAAAGTGGCTTGTCATGCCTCAGATTAAAGCACGTTCTGTTAGATACCTTGAGTTCTCTAATGGTTCAAAAGTGCAAGCTGTTCCTACTGGCACCGATGCTGGTCGTTCTGAAGCCCTATCTTTGTTAATCATTGACGAAGCTGCTCACGTTGATGGTATTGATGAATTATGGCTTGGTTTGTGGCCTACACTATCTACCGGTGGTAATGCAATTCTAATCTCTTCTCCATCTGGCGTAGGAACTCTTTTCCATAAGATTTGGGTTGGTGCCAAAGAAGGCGAAGACGGAGAAGGTAATCCAAATCCTGGCAAGGGTAATAACAATTTCTATCGCATAGAACTCCCATGGACCGTTCATCCAGAGAGAGATCAAGAATGGTATGAAGCTCAGAGAGCAGAGATTTTACCAGCTAAAGGTGAACGTGGCGTAGCCCAGGAGCTATTGTGCAGCTTTGCTGCCTCCGGTGAGAACTTCCTGTCTGCTGACGTTATAGAAGATATGGAGAAGCAAATAAAGACGCCTATAGCCACCTATGGAGATAGAGGTGATGTATGGATTTGGAAATATGCAGAACCAAATCACAAATATATTATCTCAGCAGACGTATCCCGTGGTGACGCCGACGACTATTCCACACTTCATGTTATCGATACAAATAGCGATGAAGTTGTATGCGAATATCAGGGAAAATGCCCACCAGAAAAGCTTGCTGAGATCATGATGGATTTGGGTTTTAAATATAATCAAGCCCTTCTATGCCCAGAACTTAACTCATTCGGTCTTATAGTAGCAACCGATATTAAGAAGGCTCAATATCCAAACATTTATTATGAGCGTATTCATCGCAGTAATGCTTATATGTCATATACTACGGCAGACATTGCAAATGATCTACCAGGGTTTACTACCGGTCCAAAGAACCGTGATGAAATCCTTGCCAAGCTTGAAACTGTTATCCGCACCCGAAGAATAAAAGTTTATTCATCCAGAACCGTAGAAGAGTTTAAAACCTTCGTATGGAAAAACAACAAAGCCCAGGCTATGAAAAGCTATAACGATGATTTAATTATGGCTTTGGCTATAGGAAATTCTCTTTATGAAGCTGCTGGTGTGAATGCATGGGATGATAAAGCTGTAACAATGGCTATGATAGCTGGTATGAGCAAATCTACTTCTACAATGAATGCAATCGGCAATCAATTTGGAGAAAAGAATAAATACATGCCGCCTATTATGACAAGCGACGGTGTAAAAGAATATGCTCAGTTCCAAGATGCACAAAATAAGTTTGATCAACATCAGGCAGGTGCTACCGGTCAAGATTTCCGCAATCCATATTGGCGACAATTTGCGTGGATTTTCGACAAATAATAATGGTTTAAAATAAGCTTATAATCATGTATGATATCCTTATGCACAGGTATCTACGTCTTGCAATGCAGTATGCGAGTGATAAGGAGTATGATGATCAGATTGATTATCATCTTTGCGCTATTATTGTTCGTGGCGGCTCCGTTATCTCAGTCGGCTTTAACAAGGTAAACACAAACGCCTTTGTTGAGCATTATGCCGATATTGCCCGTGGTAGGGGTAGGGATTGGTGCCTTTCTACTCATGCAGAACAGGATGCCATTCTTAAGGCTCGTGGTAAGGTTAACCTTAAGGGATGCAAGATTTATGTTGCTCGCAGAAAGAAGCTGGATGGTAGCCCCGGTATGGCTCGTCCTTGCCCTATTTGCGAGAATGCCCTGTATAGTTATGGAATTCGTAAGGCGTATTATACTATTAATGAGCAGCAGTTTGGTAAGATGCTAATTAAGCCTAACGGAGATACTACGGATATTGTTTACTGATGTGGCATTGGTTCAGAAAGGGTGAATATACCTGTCAGCTATGTTTTCGTGATAAGCGAAAGATAGAGAAGTCGCCTCATTTTTCTGAGCATATATGCGGAGAATGTTGGAATTCTGAGAGATTAAGACTACGTTCTAACAATAGAGCCCGAAGAAATAAAAGAGCCCCATCCGGTCGCATTTCTACCCGTCATTGGTTGATGGTTTTAGAAAGCAATCGCTGGGGTTGTGCAGTTTGCGGGATCCGAGGTCGTCATAAGCTGACATTAGATCATATTCTGCCCATTAATGCGGGCGGGACCAATACGCACGATAATATTCAGCCTCTTTGTGTGCCTTGCCATGAAAAGAAAGATGGATATGAACGCAGACCTTTTTGGTGGCTCCGTCGTTTATTCCGCAAGTGGAGAAGATATGTCTGGAAACGCTACAATATCTCTCTTGTCAAAATAAAACTTTTGGAGTAATGTAGTTTCACTATTTATTGTTAGGTTAGAAGTATTATGCCTCGCAAAAAAGTAGACTACAAAATACCTTTCATAAAGGAGTCTGACAAGATAAACAATCTTCCAGCCGGAAGTGTGCCGCATCAGATTTCTCTTTATGAAATGCGTAAACCAAATTGGGATGCCAGATATGATTGGAGAGAAAATCTCAGTTTTGATGCCAATTTAAAGTTTATCAATATGTATTACGGTGGTAAGATACTTTGGGAAGATACTCAAACCGGAGCAAGATATTGGATGAATCAGAGTGGTCTTGCTGTTTTATTGAAAACTAAATCTATAGTTTATGGTTCTGTATTAGGAACATGGGTTTTTAGAAAACATGGGACTACTTACAGTATCTTTCCTTATATGGAAAAAAGAAGGGGATAAATTTGGTTTCGACAGGGGAAGTGAAAATTGATTTGCATAGTGGCGGGCGTTTATGACCGCTTAAAACCGTAAACAAAAGTAAGTGCAAACGATAGTTCTTACGCTCTTGCTGCCTGAAAACAGCAAGCAATTTAAAAGATACGCTGTTTGAGGATCTTTTAGGTTGTTATTAAACAAACTCGACCTTGTAGGGATAGTTCCTACTGCCAAGGTTTAAACAATGGAACCATACCATATACAACCTGCTCTTTGGTTAAGCTTATGGTGGGTAATTTATAAAAGAGCTATGCTATGTGAAAACAAATCTCTTGGATCTCTTCTGGACTTGGGTTCGACTCCCAATATCTCCATCAAGCTTCTTCCCAATAAAAAGCATATAACTTATCAGGGAGGCAGCTTTTTTTATTCATTTTTGAAACGGCATATGCAGTTAATCTATGAGTTGCATCCATGATTCTTATACTGGAACTGCCTTTACATTTCATTAATAGCCCACGATTACTGGCTACGTATATATTTTTCTCGTTACTGAAATTTGGATCAATAATATCTTTTGGTTTCAGACGACTAGGCATTTTTGAATATTCGTCTTCTATTTTTGTTGCAAGCTCTTTGCAAACATGATCAACGGCTTCTTTATTTTTATCTAAATCAGAACTATGTCTTGGTCTTTTTATTGAAAACCCTTTGCCTTTTTTATAGGCTTTATTATATTCTTCTGCAAATTCTTTAAAAGAAACGTTTGTAAAACACGTGTGATATGTCATTAGTTCTTCAACATCGATTTCAACCAAGGCAAAAGCAACGTTATCTTTCATCGAATTCCATATCCATTCACGTCGATCCTTGAATATGTCCAGTCTTAATTTATTTTCTAATGGATTGAGAAAGTTTGGCTCTGTTAAAAGCTTTGGGTTTATATTATTGACCACCGCTTGTAATGCATGATCTCCACAAAGCATCGACCATACCGGAATATGTTGATTGATTAGTTTTAAAATCTTCATATCTGAAATATATGTTCAAATTCCCCTAATTTATAGGGGAAATTAATATCTTGAAATTTCTGATTTTCTATGTTATTCTGTTAGCATGAATCAGATCAACAGCCTTGAGCAGTTCTCCACCGTTCTCACCGACATTCTCACCCGCCTTCGCAATCTTGGCGACGTTGCGCTTCCGTGCCCTTCGCCCCAGCCTTGGAATAGTGCGGAATTTTGCGCTCGTTTTGAGGCGGATCGTGGTGGTCGCTCCATTGTGCCCGATTGGCGTTTCCAGGCTTATCCTCGCTTTGATCGTCTTAGTGATGCGCCCGTGATGCGTTTCGCTAGTCTCCACGTTTCGGTTAATATTTCCGATGCAACGATGGGAGGCAAGACCGCCCATCGTGTCGTTAATAGCCTTGACGAGCTTAACGTTGCTCTCTCGGAGCTCATGGCGTTCCGTGATGAAAAGCTTAAGGCTTGCAAGCACATGAATCATTCGTTTGTCGCTAACCTCGGTCGCTGCTACAATCGCTACAAGTGCAATGATTGTGGCGTCACCTTTGAGATCGATAGTGGTGATTGATATGGGTTGGTTTTTGTTTTTCGGTTTCTTTACTCTCTCCGGAGCTATTTTAGATTATGTCAAGCGTTCGTAATTATCCTGCCTCTCTAGACGAGGTTATTCGGGACGTTAAGTATAAGCGGGAAACTTTCGCTGCCCTTCGTCGGTTCAAGCGTTCTAATCCTTGGAAGGGAACGTTTCCGGTTCGCCTCGGTAAGTTTATCGAGCTTCATAGTGATCTTTGTCGGATTTATGGGGTTGACATTGAATTGTTTATTGATCCAAGCATTTTGGAGAATAGTCATTCTGGACGCTCTAACTTCAATCCGGCTTTGAATACGATCACGCTTTATGGTAAGCTTTCGGTTCTAACGTTTTTGCATGAGTGGGGTCATGTTCTTAAGGGATCAAGCGAACACAAGGCGTGCGTTTGGAGCGTTAATCTTTTTCGTCGAGTGTTTCCCGATAATTTCAATCGTCTGCGGGATAATGCACGAGGTCATTTCCTGGCTGCTTGATTAATAGTTTATAATCTAACTTGACCCTGCTACCATAATAGCAGGGTTTTAACGTTTTAGGATACATAATGTTTTATAATACCGATGATCAGCATTTCGCAAGGGACATTATTTGTAGCTACGATGGAACATATGTTTCCCTCGTTGGAAGAGTTCTATCCTATCGTAAGATGGGTGGAGTAGCCTTCGGTCATATTTCTGATAATAGCGACACTAAGATTCAGTTTGCTTTCAATAAGAAGATGATGGATGAAACCAATTTCAAGGAATGGTCTGCCATTCCTCGTATTGGCGATATTGTCAGCATTGAAGGTGAGGTCTGGACTACCTCTACCGGCGAAAAGACTGTATTGGCTAATAAGGGCTTCCAGAGGCTACAGAAGGCTCATGTAGGCTTTCCTGACAAGTGGCATGGCATGACGGATCCGGAGCTTGTAAGGCGCAAGAGGTGGCTGGAATGTGCTACTAATCCAGAAGCCCGACAGCTATTCCGGAATCGCAGTAATCTGATCCGCTATATTCGTTCTTATATGGAGGAAAAGAATTTTATGGAGGTTGAGACTCCTATTCTTACTCCGCAAGCAAGTGGTGCTCAGGCTCGTCCATTCATTACGCACCACAATGCGCTTGATGCAGATTTTTATTTGCGTATTGCGCCCGAGACTTATCTTAAGCGTATGACTGTTGCTGGTTTTGATCGTGTCTTTGAGATTGGCAAGCAGTTCCGGAATGAAGGTATCGATCCCTCTCACCTACAGGAATTTACTTCTCTTGAATGGTATGCATCTTATTGGGATTATTGCGACAATATGAAGTTTTTCCGTAATATGCTTGCTTATCTATGGAAGCAGTTTGCGTTTCAGAACATCGTTGATGTTAAGCTTAAGCTTGAAGCGTGGGCACAGGCTCCCGTTGTAAAGTATCGTGATCTATTCATGGAACATACCGGACGTAATCCAGATGATATGAGTGCAAAGGATGCGGATCTATTGTTTAAGACAGCGGTTCGTCCTAAGCTTATTGATCCAATCTTTGTAGTGGATTATCCTGCTCATATGTCTCCAATGGCTGCCCGGCATCCCCATGATCCAAACACGGTTCAGCAATGGCAGTTTATCGTAGAGGGCTGGGAGGTAGTAAAGTGTTATACGGAGCTTACCGATCCTGTATTGCAGCGACAGCTACTTGAACAGCAGATGCAGGAGCGAGCAAATGGCGATGATGAAGCCATGATGATTGAGGAAGATTTCCTTGAATGCATGGAGCATGGTATGCCTCCTCAGAGTGGTTGTGGTATTGGGATTGATCGTATGGCTTCGCTTTTGTTCGGTGTGAGTAATCTACGTGATGTAGTATTCTTCCCTACACTTAAGGCATCTACTTGAATATGGGATATACTTAAATAAACCAACAAACGCAGGAAGCGGGCTATTCCAAAAAAATAGCCTGTTTTTTGCTTTTTAGGAGAAAAATATGAAAAGATATATTATGGCAATATTGGGCGTAATGATATTAGTAGGAGGTTCTACTCCAATATATCGTGAACCCCATGAAACAAATATGTTGGATCCAGATACGGTTTCTTGTCAGGATCGTTCGGACGACATAGATTATGATCCAAGTTTAGATATACCAGTAGTGCCAGCCGAGCCAGAAATAATGCCAAGGAGAGATATGCAACTGGCTTTAGCACGTATCTGCGTAAGTGAAGCAGGATTCCAAGTGAGAACAAATGATTGCACTATGATCTATCATGCCCTACGCACACGAAGCAATACAGGAGAAATAACAATAGGAATAATGAGAGCATATGCTCCACGTTCTTTTAACATGAGTAGAACAGACAACCACAGATGGGTTGCTCACCTTCGTTCAGATTTCAGAGAACCAAGAGGATGGAGAGAAACCGTATCTATTCCATGGTCTACAAGACGAGAAGGTTTCCAGCAAGTTTATGAGCACGCTGGAATGTTATTAAGAACCCATCCAGAAAACCCCTGCGGTATCCGCATAGACCATTGGGGTGCAAGATATTTCCGGCGAAATAGACATATCAGAAATGGATGGACACCTATAACTTGCGGCGAAACATTAAATCAATTTTGGAGTTTACCAGATTAATTAAATATATGCGGGACACTCTATTGAAAGTTTTAAAACACCCAGGATTAAACCTTTCAATAAACGTATGCATGATGATGTTTCAATTTGTAATGGCGGCTAATCAGTATCTTCAAGGAGATATTACAGCCGCCCTTACTTTTTTAATCTCAGGATTTAGTTGCTCCACAGCAGTTATATATTGGATATTAATTTGGTGGGCATCCAAAAAATAGTTTACAACTTATATTTGCTCTGCTATATTGAATACATAGATGGCCCCATCGTCTAGAGGTTAGGACCGTAGATTTTCACTCTACTAACTAGGGTTCGAGTCCCTATGGGGTCATTAAATGCTATATCTCGTTTCAATCGTGTTGATGTTCTTAACCTTTCCATTCGCTTGGGGAGGTTATTTTCTTTTGCAATCTAAACATCGCCTGATCCGATACATAGGATTTTTTCTGCTTTATCCATTTTGCATCGTTTCTATGCTGGGATTTAAGGACTAAAAAAATACTTTAAATATTAGACGGGGTGTGATATTATGATCATATGTCCAATAAGCGTAAGCAGAATGAGCCTAAGCGGCGCTCCGCTATCACGGAGTTTATGATCCTTAACCTTAAGGGCGGTCCCATGCGTGATCGTCGTTTCCGTCGTGAGAAGGCAAAGAGCAAGGATTATCGCAACCCTGAGAATTGGTGATGGTAAAAATTTCCATTCAAAAGCCCCCGCCGAAGCGTGGTGATCTGAGCCACGTTGACCGTATTCCAGGCGGCAAGCGTTTCTGGAAGGTGGGTGCCGCATATCAAATGCGGGCAAATATTCTTCTATTTACTAATGAAATTGGGATTTCATCGGTTCCTAAAAAGTATCATCGCAGGACAAATCAGCGATGGATGGAAAAGTATGCTGTCGCAGAACATATGGTAGAAAAGGGTTCCGTCTTTATCCTATTGCGCCCGCCCTCTTATAAGACCATCCTAAACACTCGGGAATCGAGTGCTCTGCAAGGCTGCTATCAGATCAAGGTGCTTTGTGGAGAAAAGATTGGTTGGCTTAAGTGTGATTCGGGTGTTAGTCCTCGTCAATTTTGTTGCCCCGTTAAGTGAAGAAAGAAAAAAGATGCCTCGCACTAAGAAGAATACTCTCCCGCTTGTTATCAATCTCTCCAAGTCTTTGGATGAACATATTAATCACCAGCGTTTTACGGAAAAGACAACGCTCGGAAAGATTGAATATCTAAACAAGCTTCGTGCTAAGAATCGTTATTATGGTTATGGTCAGACAATCATGGATCTACTGATTGCAGATCAGTATGATACGAGTATTACGTTTAATCACGTTGTTGATCATAAAGGGGTTCCTGGGCGTCCTCTACATTTCTTTTGGGATGCCAATCATCAGGCATATATGATCAAGTATCCGGTTAATGCTCCGGAGTCAGAATCCCTAATCGATCCTAATAAGCCGGTTGTGGCATATGCTCCTAACGGTGACAACTATGCCATTCGTAAGATCGCAGATTGGTTGCGATTTGAAGTTAAGAATACTTGGGGTAGCAACGAATATCATTCCGGAATTCTTAAGCGGCTTAAGTTTCAGTATGAACGTGCATGGCTTGATCTAAAGCGTCGTAAGGTTGCCGAGCTAAAGGCTACGCTTGACGGAGAGAGCGTAACCGATTATGTTGCTCAGAAGCGTGCAGAAAAGACTCAGGCTATCATGGATATTGCTATGGGTATCTCTGCTCTAAATGCAAAGCTTGAAACCTATCGTAATCGGATTGGCACGGTTACTTCTGCGTCAGAAGCAAATCAGCTTTTTATGGAGGCAGAAAATTATTTCCGTGCTCTTACCTATATTCATAATCGTAATGTAAAGCGTTTGAATGACCGGACCCGTATTCCTGGCGGTGCTCGTGTTAAGCGTTTGGCAGAAAATAAGGAGTGAGGAGGTTAATATGGAAGATAGAATGACCCTGATTATTATTGGCGTGGCTTTTATTCTAACCGTTATTACTGCTACCGTGATCGGTTGAAAAAATAGTTTACAATCTTTATTTCCTCTGCTATATTTAGAGAAGATAAAGGACGGGCTGTTAATTTAGCGGGAAAATAGTTGGTTTGCATCCAATTTTCGGCAGTTCGACTCTGCCACAGTCCATTAGCTCTTTAAAACTGAATATTTCTCATTCTATCCGATGGACCGTTCATCGCTGTATAAGGTCCGATAAGGCAATGGAATGTCAATCGCCGTAAGTAGCTATTCGTCGTTTAAAAAGATTAATAGCGAAAAGAACGCAAGTTCGCAATCGGTTATATTATATTAATATATCTTCAATGTGATGATTGAAGAATGTCAGATGCGACCTGACAGGACAGGTGGGATAAGTATGGTTGACTTGTCTTTACCGTTGACAAAGCCCCTTCTCGGGAAAGAGAACGCAGATAGAAGCGTTAAGCGAGAAAAGCCTACTTTTTATGTTTAGAGGGAGCTCGTATCTATCATTTTCCGATTTAGCTCAGTTGGTAGAGCGTTCGGCTGTTAACCGGATGGTCCGTGGTTCGAGTCCACGAGTCGGAGTTTCACGTGTCATATAAGCTGTATGACTAATAAGGTTGGTTTCCTTATGAATGAAGCGGAGTAGCTTCCGTAAAAAAAGCCCCAAAGCCTGGAAGGCTCGTTGTGATAGCAGCGAAGTAGACACCGATGGAGGATTAACCCGTCCAAGGAAATCAGGACTACACTATCGTTTTTTAACCCCGATGTTTCTTACATCGGGGTTTTTCTTTTTTCAATACTATTTATTGCTATCCTATTGACAATGGAGTATTAAGATGGCAAAAGTTACATTAACACAGCTAAGAGCTTTAATCAAAGAAGCAATTGAAGAAATGGGCGTCGAAGAGGATCTAACCGGTCGTAATCTTCAAACGGCGGCGGGCTCTAAAGCCCCAGCCCGTTATATGGGTGGTAGTTTAGGTTCTGCACCTAAAGAAAGAACGGCAAAAGACCTATCATTATCGGCGCATGACAAATATATGCAAATGCAAAGTTTATTAGACACATTATTGTCAGACGAACTTAAAGATGATCCAGAAGGTCAAGCAGAAGTTTTGCAACAAATTCAAAAAATTACCTCTGACGCTACAAAAACTGTCATGCAAGAGGCACTTCGTAGACGCAGAAAAATGCTCAAAAATCGCTGATTTTAAATTACTTGAAAAATGTTCTGCTCTATCATATCATTATATATATGAGTGAGTTTGAACAGATCATTTTGGCGTTGGTTGTTAATATCGAGAACGGTCGTTTGACCCTAGAAAGAATTGAGCAAATTTATCATGGAGCGCCGGAGGGTCTTAAGGATCGTGTTATGCAAGCGGTTAACTTGAGGCTGGAATCTCGCCGTATGATGGAATCGCTTTCAGCTAACTGAAACATATAAACGAAACAGAAAGCCCGATGGAAACATCGGGCTTTTTCTTTTTCTTTTTTACAAATAACGATACCCGTATCATAATAGCCACATGACATACAACAAAGAAACATTGGCAGCAGATTGGCAAACAAATCCAAGATGGAATGGCATTACCCGTCCTTATACACCAGAAGACGTTTTAAAACTTCGTGGTAAGGTTTTGGTAGAACATACGTTAGCCCGCCTTGGAGCAACAAAACTTTGGCGGCGTTTAAATAATCAATCCTATGTTGCTGCTCTTGGTGCTCTTACCGGTAATCAAGCTATTCAAGAAGTAGCTGCCGGTTTAGAAGCAATCTATCTAAGCGGTTGGCAAGTGGCGGCCGATGCAAACCTCGCCGGTCATATGTATCCAGACCAATCTCTCTATCCAATAGATAGCGTTCCAGCAGTTGTTAAAAAGATTAATAATGCTCTCCTACGTTGTGAACAGATTGATAGCGTTAATGGAGATAATAGTAAAGATTGGATGCAACCTATTGTAGCCGATGCAGAAGCAGGATTTGGCGGCAATCTAAATGCTTATGAACTAATGAAGATGATGATTGAAGCTGGTGCGGCTGGTGTTCATTTTGAAGATCAACTATCCAGCGCAAAGAAATGTGGTCATTTAGGTGGTAAAGTTCTTGTTCCAACTAGTGAAGCGATTGCTAAACTTATTGCCGCAAGATTAGCTGCCGATGTTATGAACGTTCCAACTCTTGTTATTGCCAGAACCGATGGTGAAGCTGCAAATCTTATAACAAGTGATATTGACGAAAGAGATCGCCCATTCCTTACTGGAGAGAGAACCGCAGAAGGTTTCTATCGTGTTCGTAATGGATTAGAGCAATGCATAGCCCGTGGATTGGCATATGCGCCCTATTCTGACCTTCTATGGATGGAGACAAGCAAACCTGATTTAAACATTGCCAGAGCCTTCGCAGAGGGCATTCACAAGGTATATCCAGGCAAGCTACTTGCTTATAACTGTTCTCCAAGTTTCAATTGGTCTAAGTATCTTGACCGTGCTCAAATGCTTACATTCCGTGAAGAGTTGGCAGCTATGGGATATCGTTTCCAGTTTATTACTCTTGCCGGCTTCCATTCACTTAATACTTCAATGTTTGAGTTGAGTCAGAATTATAAGAAAAACGGAATGTTAGGTTTCTCTGAATTGCAACAGAGAGAGTTTGCAATGCAGGATCAGGGTTTCCGAGCAGTTAAGCATCAAAGCTTTGTAGGAACTGGATATTTTGATTATGTTCAGAATACCATTCAAAATGGTGCGTCAACAGTAGCATTAAAGGATAGCACAGAGACAGAACAGTTTTGATTAATGTTTGCTAATTAAAGTTTATGAGCAAACTTCTATTAAAAGAATATATCCGGTTAATTGTTGAAAATGTATTATTGGAAGCAGATCCAATGATAACATTAAGCACGGTAGGAACAACTGGAGCACGAGGTAGTTTAACTACTTCAAGTGCAAGTGGAACAAAAACTACACGTTCTTCTGAGGCAACTGGAAGTGGTGCAGATTCTGAAACAGACGATACGATAAAAAACCTTGAAGGTGAGATTGAAAAAAACAATATGGCAATCAAGGGTTTAAATCAAGCTGCCGGTCAAATGTTTAATGCACAAAAATCTTCTGTTGATTCAACTAAAAAAACAGGAGAAGGGCTTACAACAGCTTCAAGAGCTGCACAAACTTTATCAACTACAGGAACAGAAAAAGAAGAAGATAAAAATGCTCGTCAAGAAGCAGAACGTCAATTATCAACCGGTCTTCAAACTGCTGCTACAGGTTTAAATGGAGTTCAAAACGCTGGAACGAGAACTCAAAATGCTTTGCAAAATCTTATGTCCAACACAAAAGTTAGTGGATAATTATTTATGTGTTGTGGCGTCCTAAAAATATTATATTAAATCTCATTGAACTTTTATTAGTTCTTTGGATATTATATAACTTAGTCATTAGCTTAGTCGGTTGGTTAAGCATGATATAAGTTCGGAGTATAGCTCAGTCTGGTAGAGCGCCGCATTTGGGTTGCGGAAGTCACAAGTTCGAATCCTGTTACTCCGATTTCTGTTTACAAAGTCTATCCCTTTCATATATGATTGCTACATGAGCAATATAAAAATAGACGTTGTTTTAGATTTAGCACATGGCGATAGCGGTAAAGGTAAAGTATCTCATGCCTTACTTGCCAAACGCAAATATACACATTGTATCCGTTTTAATGGCGGTGGCAATGCTGGTCATACCATTTACCATGAAGGTAAGAAATACGTAACCCATCTTATTCCTTCTGGTGTATTTCATGGAGTCCGTTCCATTGTTGGACCCGGTTGTGTTGCAAAAACGTCTAAATTTCTCGAGGAAATAAAGTATTTAGAGGATGGTTTGGGTAGAAGGGTTAACGTCGGAATTGCTAAAAATGTTCATCTTGTTACTGATGCTCACGTAATGGAAGATGGAGGCGATACCACGATTGGAACTACTAAAACAGGAAATGGTCCTGCTTATTCTTCAAAATATTCTCGTAAGGGTATAAGAGCAGAGAATGATAATATCCTTAAGCCTTTCCTTATGGATATGTATGAAGAGTTTTATAATCTCAATGTGCCTCCTGTTATTCTCGCAGAAGGTGCTCAATCATTTAATCTTGATATTGATTGGGGAGATTATCCATATGTCACCAGCAGTCATTGTGGTATTGGCGGCTTACTAAACAACGGTTTTAATCATCGTCATATAAGGAACGTATATGGCGTTGTAAAGGCTTATGACACTTATGTAGGAGCCAAGTCCTTTCAACCCGCTGGAGAGGTTTTTAACCGTATCCAAGAGGCAGGACAGGAGTTTGGAGCGACCACAGGAAGAAAGCGTCAGGTTAACTGGCTTAACTGGAATATTATTGAACGTGGCATAAAGATGAATGGCGTTCAAACTCTAATTGTTAACAAGGGTGATGTATTGGATCAGGTTGGAGCCTGGGGAATTATTCACAACGGGGAAACGATAAGCTTTAATTCCAAGAAAGAGTTTCAATATTGGTTGGACAAGAAGACATTTCAGTTAGATATGAACCATATTGTTTTCTCAGAAGGTGCAGATGATATGAGTTTTGTTGATCGTCTGTAATATATAAATGCATGGCTAAATCAAAAGAAGTAAAAAAAGAAGCTCCTGTATCTGTTCGTGAAGAAAGACCTTGGGGCTGGTTTGAAACAATCGGAGAAGGCGAAAAATATAAAGTTAAAAAGTTGTTTATAAAAAAAGGTTGCCGTATATCATTGCAATCTCATGATCACCGTGATGAACATTGGGTTGTTATAAGTGGATTTGGAACATTTGAACTTGATGAAATGGAACGTCATATAGGAATGGGTGGTCATGTTTTCATTCCAAAAAAGCATAAACACAGAATTACTGCTGGTAAGGATATGGAAATGATAGAAGTTCAAATGGGCGTTTGTGAAGAAAAAGACATTCGTAGATATGAAGATGATTACGGTAGGGCTTGAACAAATTTAACTTCATGAACTATCTTATTAGAGCGGGTTGGAGAAGTAGTAACTCATTGCGCTCATAACGCAAAGATCGATGGTGCGAACCCATCACCCGCAATTTTCCATATGCGGAAATAGCTCAACGGTAGAGTCTCAGTTTTCCAAACTGATTGTTGTCGGTTCGAATCCGATTTTCCGCTCTGTTGATACCTTCCCAATCTCATAAAACCCCATAAAAATAGGGGTAAAAAAATACCTTTAAAAAATCTGATACGTCTGCTATTCTGTTATACATGATGATGAATCGGACGTTTGGTGTGGAGATCGAGTGCATTGGGATTTCGCAGGGTGCGGCTCACGCTGCTATCACGGCTGCGGGTTTCGCTTGCGAGATCGAAGGCTACAATCACAATACCCGGACCCATTGGAAGATCGTCACCGATGGTTCGGTGCGTGATAACCGTGGCAATCCTGGCATCGAGGTTGTTTCGCCCGTTCTTCGTGGCATCGATGGGCTTAATCAGCTCCGCTCGGTCGCTGCGGCTCTTTCGGCTGCGGGCGCTACTGCGAATAAGACCTGCGGGCTTCACGTTCACGTCGGCGCTGCGGATCTCACGATCAACGAGATCAAGATGATCGTCAAGCGTTACGAGTCTTTCGAGAACGTGATCGACAGCTATATGCCGGTCAGCCGTCGTGCGAACAACAACACCTATCTTAAGAGCATGGCGGATTGGAGCCGTTCTTACGGCACGCAGCTTGCGGCTTGCAGCACGGCGTCGGATATCCTGAGCCGTTCGTGGGATCGCTACTACAAGGTTAACCTCGCTGCCTACGTTCGCCAGAACACCATCGAATTCCGTCAGCACAGCGGCACGGTTAGCCCTGAGAAGATCGGGAATTGGGTTCTTTTCGTTCTTAACTTCGTTGAGGTTAGCCGTGGGCTTGTGGCGTCGGCTACTCCGGCGGTGGCTGCCCCGGCTCGTCCCCGTCGTGGTCGTCCGGCTGGTCGTCCGAGTGTTCGTGATCGTCGCCTCTTCAAGATGCTTCGTGCGATGTATGATTACAGCCAGACGGGCAGCGGTGAGCGTTCCACGGTCGCCTATCTTTCGCAGGTGTCGGGTTACGCCGAGGCGAGCATCCCGGCTTGCATTTCGGAGATCCGTAACAAGTGGGGCGTGCGTATCCGCAAGGCTCGCTGGAACGGCACCTACACTACGTCGGTGAGCATCATTCGTCTGACCGAGATTGAGAATGCCGTCAACAACGGCACCGTGCGCCCGGCTCGTCCCGCTCGCCCGGCTTCCTTCATGCCCACGGTGGCGTCGGATGATTTCGCTCTCCGTGGTCTTAACGCTGGTGTGCAGAGTTACTTCAACGAGCGTGCTGCGGAGCTTGGGGCGTGATGAATAACTATCGTTTCTTCCATTGGACTATCCCGGCTCGTAATAACGAGGAATTTGTGGAACGGTTGTGGATTACGAGCCACGCCGATACCGGATCGCTTAAACAGTATATGGAGGAAGTGGCGGAAAGGGCTTATAAGGCATACGGGGCTTTTATTCGGACCACTAACGTTAACATTTTCGTTAATGATATGGTTAGGGAGGGTTGCCTCCGTATTGAGCCGATTATGGTGAATTGAGGTTTAACATGAATCATAGGGTTTTTGTATATGGTAGCTTGAAGCGGGATTATCACAATAACCGTTTTCTTACTGAAAGCCGGTTTGTTGGGGAGCGGCTTACTCAGGATGAAACGTTTGTCATGTGTTCCCTTGGAGGATTCCCAGGAGTGATTAAGAACATGAATGGGAGTGAGTGTGCTCCTATTTATGGTGAGCTATATGAGGTTGACGATCATACTCTGACCCGCCTGGATATGCTGGAAAGCAATGGGCGTTTCTATAATCGTGAACTTGTGGGGCTTCGTGATGAAACTGATCCAGCCTGGATGTATATCCTAATGGGTAAGACCGGAAATCGTATGTATCCTACTTGGGATGGTGATCATTTTTATTATCGGTGGTGAATAAATAGTTTATACTTAAGAATGGATTTGCTATATTAAGTATATCAGGTTTCCGTAGCTCAGATGGATAGAGCCACGAGCTTCTACCTCGTTGGTCGCAGGTTCGACTCCTGCCGGGAACGTTTCGGATACTAAACAAAAAAGAAAGATAGAAAAGGTAAATAGCTAAATGACAGATCGTATGGAAATGATTGGTTTTGTTCTTGATCATTCACGGGATATTTTCCGTGTTAAGGTAGAAGGCACCGATCAGGTTATTACTGCAAAGCTTTCCGGTAAGATGCGACAGAATAAGATTGATTTGCAGGTTGGGGATCGTGTTCGTGTAGAGGTATCCCCATATGATACGAGCATGGGACGTATTACGTTCCGGATTAACAGCGCCCGAGATACTTACGTTCATACGGAAGATAATAATCGTGATAACCGGCAGCGAAAGTCCAAGGGACCACGGCGGCGTCCATCCGACGACGAATGATCGGAGACTATTTACGCTTGTAATCGGCGGCTTACCAACTTATAAAGAGCGGTATCATATTGAAGCCGCTCTTTCCATTTGTAGGGTATATATCCAAGATCGCCGTTATAACTTTCGGAAGCAGACCCTAACATATAGACTAACAACTGAACAATATCAACTTTTCCTTGAACGTTTCAAACAAACTTCTTATTGGGAAGTCTCAGAGATAAAAAATGTCAGTCGCCCCTAATCTATCCGAGTTTACCCGTGATGAAATCTGCGATGCCCTGGATGAAGTGCGTCAGCCTGTAAGCGTGGCAATCTATGGCTCTAAGAATGAGTTTAATATTGGCGGAATGATCCGAACTGCCCATAACTTCCTTGTGCGAGATATCCATCTTGTAGAGGTTGAATGGTTTTATGAGAAAGGTGCTCTTTCTACTCTTAAGTATGAGAAGCGGCACCTTAAGCGTTGGGCTACTCTTGAAAGCTTTATTGAAGCTATGAGAGGGCGTCCTATCGTTTCATATGAGCGCCGTGAAGGATTGGATTGTTATGATATTCGTTCCTATCGTTATCCAGAGAATCCTATTCTATTCTTTGGTAGTGAAAAGTCAGGCGTTCCAGATGAAATCTTGGCAGCATCCCATAGCGTTGTGACCATTCCTATTCTTGGATTGAATAACGATCACAATGTTAGCATTAGTTGTGGCATTGCTCTTTACGATTGGTTTGCGAAGAACTGTAAGGTGTGAAGTCGGCTCTCCTATTTATAATAGGAGGGTGTTATGAATGAGGAAAATCCGGATTTTTGGGAGTGGGTAAAGAATAAGATAAGGGAGCGTGAACAACAGCAACCTTTGCAGATTGAGATACAATTACCTATACCATCATCGCCGCCACCAGCCTCGGCACCTACTAATGGTTCCAGAGGATTGTATGAAGAAGTAGATCACGAAATAAAAACTGATATATTACAGCTATGAGCCACCGAAAGGTGGCTTTTTCTTTTGTAGTTTCCTATATTTAATCGGGTAAACATATGAGCTTTGACACGCTAACAAAAAAAGAAATCATGGTCTTGCTTAAGAAGGTGCAAGATATAGCGGCTATGCTCAAAGACATAACTGAGATAATAAATTCTGAAACAAGTGACCCGAGCGAACCGGAAGAAAACGTTATTCAAATAATTCCGAACGTTATTAATCAGTTCAAGAAAAATCAAACGGTTCCAATGAATATAGTTAACATTGTTACGTTATATGAGAATTGGACGCAAGATTTATATGGGGCTACGATAACAAATAAGGGTCGTCTCAAGAATAAGGCAATAAAGAGCCATATAGAACAAGCCTATACAATCTGCAAATCTGTAGAGAACGTATTAAAACAGATTATAGCGCAATAATTAACGTTTAAGGAAAATGACTATGCTTAAATTTGAAGATTTTTTTATGACGTATGGAGATTCCCAATATGCTGAATTGGGAGTTTTTATTGATTTGCTGCGTGCGCTCTCTTTGCTTCATCATACCCATCATTGGCAAACACAGGGACCACAGTTTTATGGCGATCACCTTCTTTATCAAAGATTATATGAATTAGCAGATGCACAAATTGATGGTGTTGGTGAGAAGGCTGTAGGATTAGGTTCTCCTGATCTTGTGTTAGCAAAACATTCACTTGAGAATATGCGTCGTTTTATTGAAGCTGTAGAAGATACCGACATAATGGATTCTCCGGCTCTTAAAATGGCAAAACGATCTCTCCTTGCAGAGAAATCGTTTATTACAGCCGGCGAACGTATGATGAATCAGCTTAAGAGCAAAGGTTTACTTACCAGAGGAGTAGAACAGCTTTTAGGAACTATTCTTGATCAACATGAAGGCTTAGTTTTCCTTCTTAAGCAAAGAGTTGCTGGTACTTGATATCAGCGAAGAACATCTCCAGACACAATCTTAATATGATCAACAGGAAACCATCCTACCTGTTGATAATAATCTAAAAACACAGGAAACATATTGACATAATCATTTGTTCCACCTAATGCTGCTGTTCCTTGAATTTGCTGTAGGTGCATTAATTGTGTTTTATGAATTTTAAGCGGTGTGCCCTGTATTGTTCCGGTAGTTCCAGCTTTAACTCCGCCTAATCTTTGAAACTCAAATGAACCATCATATGATTCTTTAAGTTGTCCATTTTGTAGTTTTGTTGGACCATAAACAGGTAGAACTTCATCTGCCTGAGTGTGCAACATTGCTGATGTAATTTGAACTCTATCACCTTTCATATCAATTCTCCTCTTCGTTTACTATAACTGAATTACAAGATAAGGTTAATCCAATGACACTTACCGCATGTTCAAGTGCATATCTTGTTACCTTAACTGGATCTATAATACCTTCTGCTACCAAGTCTCCATATGTTCCTTTAGCAGCATTATAACCAAAACGACGATCATCTTTTTTGGTTTCCTTGTTTTTAAAATGTCTGACAGCAGAAACCAAATCTTCTACATCAGCATTTTCAATATCTACAAACAGGGCTTTATAACCTGATTGAGTTTGCTTTAATCTTTCTTTAACAACCTCAGATGAAACGCCGGTATTGCTGACGATTGTATTGAGTGGATACTCACAAACGTTAGCTATGATTTCTACACCAGCAAGTTCATCTTGATTTAGTTTTGAGAAGTTTCCTAATCCTGCCAACTTATCTCCGTTTATAAGTTCCCTGAGATGTTGAGCAGCGTAAAAGAGAGCAGTACCGCCCCCAGGAACAATACCTTCTTGCGTAGCGGCCAATGTCGCATTTACTGCATCCTCCACTCTATCTTTCTTTTCCAAAATCTCTACTTCTGTAGAACCGCCAACCTTAATAACAGCTACGCCACCGGAGAGCCTTGCAAGCCTTTTACGGTATTTGTCTACATGGAGGGCATCAAGGGTCTTGTCTTCCATTAAAGAGGCTCTAAGAGCCCGTATACGGTCTTCCAGAGACGTTTTACGTTCACTATCAAGGTCGCTAATGATTGTAGTTGTGTTGCGTCCTATAATAACTTTCTTGGCAGAACCAAGATGATTAAGGGATGCTTTTTTAAGAGTTAAATCTGTGGTGGCATTAAAAACTAATCCGCCAGTTAATGTTTGAATATCTGAAAGGATATCAGCCCGGTGCTCACCATAGCTTGGAGCCTTGATAGCGCAAACCTTAACAACTCCCTTTGTCTTGTTGACAATAAGAGTATGAAGTGCCTCGCCTTCTACATCGTCAGCAATGATTAGAAGTGGTCGTGAGGTTTTAAGAACTCCCTCTAATAATCCAATAATATCCTGTATAGAAGATATTTTATTTGGTGTCATTAGAACGTAAGGATTCTCGAGCTCACAGGTGGCTCGTTCAGAGTTTGTGATAAAGAATGGTGAAACATAACCGCTGTCGAGCTGCATACCTTCAACGATATCAAGTGTAGTTTCTACGCTCTTAGCTGGTTCTACGGTTATGATGCCATCGTTTCCTACACGTTCTATTGCAGTAGCGAGTAGATCACCGATAGAACGATCACCATTAGCAGAGATTGTTCCAACATTAACGATATCCTCTCTAGAGGAAAGTGGGATAGAATTCTGTCTAAGAAATTTAATAACGATTTCGGCGGCATTATCCATACCTTTCTTGATATCAATAGCAGAACGTCCGGTAGAAATCATCTTAAGACCTTCTGTGAATATAGCATGACCTAATACGGTAGCAGTAGTAGTTCCATCACCAGCTATATCATTTGTCTTTGATGCAACTTCTTTTAAGAGTTCAGCACCCATAGACTGAAGCTTATCTTTAAGATTAATAGATTTAGCTACGGTTACACCGTCTTTGGTTATTAGTGGAGGTCCGGTTTCCATATCAATTATTACGGAGTGACCGGATGGGCCCATAGTAGAAGCTACTGCGTTTGCAAGAACAGTAGCTCCTTTATATAATTCTTCATGGGCTTTAGGAAAGAAAACAACTCGTTGACTGGGAGGTTGATTGCTCATGTTCTGATATTAACCTTTACTACTTGACCATCTGGTAATGTTATATTTTCTTGATCTATTATTTCGCCAGCCGTTTTTTGCTCATCTGACATTGCTGCTATAAGTTTATTACGGGCTTCTTTAGCCGCTTGAGCTTTGGATAATCCTGTTTTCTTTTTAGATTCTGTTGGAACCGGGATTATTGGGGTTTCATCATCAATGAGACTATCCGGATCTATTTTTTCTTGGGAAGAAGCTTGTTGAGCTATTTTAGATTTATTGCCATACCAAACTTCAGCTCTTTTTTGTGCATCGACAACAATCCCATCGATAAAAGTTTCTAATCTAGTTTTTAAAACGTTTTCAACTTCCGAGAGGGTTTCATATAGCTCCCCATCTAAACGTTTTGAATCGATAATTTTTTCTTTGCCGACCGGTCCAACAGAAACTTTCCAAGAAACTTCATTTCCTTCAAGTTTCTTAACTGTCATTTCTTCAACAACAATAGCAGGAATAATTCTCTGTGCCTTATTGGAAAGCACGTAAATTATCTGACCTATTTTTAATGTGCTATTTTCTCCAAGTGGCATGATTATCTCACTTACGAAGGGCTTTCATCATCTCTTCTGTTAATACAAGAACAACATCTTGTTCGCCGGTCTTACGTTCATAAGCCGAGAGATCAATGTTTTGTAGATGGGCACGTAGCTTTGTATTATTCAAATGACCACCATAATTCTCATAGAGATAGATTAACTTATCAATAACGTTAGGATGCAATTTCATTGTGTTTTCTCCTTCATTTTCTTTTCTAATTCCTTAGCAACTAATTCTTGCTTTTCTTTCTTTTCTTTTTCGGCTTCATCTTTAATGACAGAAACCTGGAACATTACTTTGTCCAAAATCTTTTGACCTTCTTGTTTAGCAACCTGTAGCGGTTTCATTCCGAGAGCTACACGAATTTGATCATTAAGTTCTGGAGTTAGTTTCTCTTTAAGATATTCCATATCCACATACTTGTGTGGTATTTGGTCAACTATCGCAACTTCTCGACCACGATCATCTGGCTCTGTCTCTCCGGTATGTTTGTATTCAAAGATAAAAAGCATTGGAGGCATTTGCCCGCCCTTTGGAACTTCAATATAAGGCATTGAGATGCCACGTTCATTTTTACCAGATGGTTCCTCATAAAGAATAACTGGCAATTGGGGTTGCTTATTTACTGCTTTAGCTGTGCTCATATACTTTCTTTCTCTTCTAAGATATCAACGAATGTGTCAAAGGTATCCTTGTATGAAACCTTTTTTTTGATCTTAACAGTTCTCATAGCCGCCTGAAGAGTTTTTACATCAAGGCGGTCACTATACTCTTCAAGAAGCTCTTTCTGGCTTTCTTTGAGAAGAGTAATTTCATTTTCTATATTCTTGAAACGGTCAACGAATTCAACAACGAGGGCTGTTAGCTCATTAATCTCGTCGGGTTGACGTTCTGCTCCATCTAATGCCATATATATCACTCCTTTTTTTAAAAGAGGATAATTGGAACTTTTTTATTTGGATGAAATAATAGATTTAGCTTTGACCAGAAACAATTTTTTCAAGTTGTTCTTTACCAGCCTTAACTAAAGAATTAACTTCTGGATTTCCACCCGACATTTTTTGCAATTCATCTAATTGCTGTATATATGGACCTTTTAGGGATTCTCTAAAAGCTTGCAACAATTCTTTGCTTAACTGGGGATCGTTCAATATTTCTTGTTTCTTTTTCGGATCTTCAATGCCATTTTTTTTGAAATATTCTTCAATTGGTTTTTGGTAGTTTGCCTGTAGATATGGTATCGTAAATTTATTCATTGACTGCGTTGCAGCCTCTATAAGCTTTTTAACTAATAGCGCCTGACCTTTTTTGGCTATTGGAGAGCTATTAATGTTTTGTTGTGCTTTAGAGCTTGTCATATAATTTTTAAATGATTCAACTTGTTGTTTTACCTTGTTTAACCAAGTAATTCCTTGTCGAGAAGACAACATGTTGGAAATTTTCTGTTGAATTGGATTTTTTGGCGGCGCAAATTCAGCCTGTTCTCTTAAGCTTGCGCCACTATATAAACTACTCAGGACAGAATTAATATCTTGGTCGGATAAGTTAGGATGATTTTGTCTTAATTCTGTGGCAAGGCTGTCTTGAAATAATTTAAAGTCTGCCGGATTATTTGGATTTAACCCAATACTTGGCATTATTTCTTTGAATATATTTTTCATGCCTTCTGCATAGTTCTTTCGTTGACGATCATTTGGCACTAAAACGTCATACGCTTCTGTTACAAAGCTTAATGATTTTTTTGCTAGCTGACTTCCTAATACCGCCCCAGGAGCTGCAAGAAAAAAAGCAAAATTAAAATCCGGATTTTTCCAAATTTCTTGATTTCTTTCTAATAATTCTCCATATTCTTGGTCAACGCTTTTTAATTCATTTTCAATTTCTTTTCGATCATCAGTAGCCATCTCGAGAATATTGCCATAATCATCCGGCTTAATAAATGGAATTAAAGTATAAAAAAGACTTTTGGCAGTTACTTTAGTTTCACCAATTAAACGTGTAGCTATGCTTTTAAGAGCATACCCTGATGCTGATACGGCATCTTTAAATGTATCTAGACCAAATAATCTTGCAAAATCTGATTTAAAAAATCCAGTACCGGAACTAACTTCACCACCTCCACCGCCCATTCCGCCGCCATAATCATAATATGAATCATAGTCTGAATAATCGTCTTCATTTAAAATTTTTCTAACCAATAAAGAAACATATTCTTTAAGAAGCTTATTATTTTTGTTTTTGTCGTTTAAGCGCATTCTTTTGTCTCTCTTTATTGTATTTCTTAAGACCCCAACCTCGACGGTGCCTGACCCACTCAGGATTATGTATAACATTATCAGATATTTTTAACTCTTTGCCTGTCTCACTCTTCCAATACTCTATCACGAGTTTTTCAAAATCATTTAGGGAATGTTTCTTTGTTACGTAATGTCTCCGAGAGAAATAATGCCGATATTCATTTGTTAATAACCACAATATTTCCTTTTTAACTGCCAACCAATCCTCGGACTCATTGGCATATTGCATAACATAATTAATAGCTTCCCAAATCTTATCCGGAATATCATTTATTTCTTTCATCTTTTATCCTATAATTAGTTTGTGGAACCCTACCAATTAGAGAAGGTTATACATGAAAAGTGCTCGTAAAACAATTGGACTTATTGCTGGAGGCTTCAAACCTTTCACGGCAGGTCATTATAATTTAGTTCAAAAAGCTTCAAGTGAATGTGATGAAGTAAAACTTTTTGTTTCTATTGGTGATCGTAAGCGTAAAGGCGAACTACCTCTTACATGGGCACAGATGCAGCCAATATGGAATGAATATTTGGAACCAGCAATTGCAAAACTTGGTAATGTAGATGTTGTTTATACCAAGTCTCCGATTTATTCTATTATTGATCTTCTTCGTGATGCCAATGCCGATACAAAAAATTATAATAGCTATTATGTCTATTCAGATCCAGAAGATGCTGGAAACAATTATAATGAAAACACTCAAATGAAATATTGGCCTCGTCTTGTAGAGAACGATCAATTTGAACTTAAGATGATTGATCGTGAGGAGACAGGTGGCATATCTGGAACCGTTATGCGTAAGGCATTAGCAAAACGCACAAAACCTAATATGAAAGCATTTATAGCAGGATTGCCAGAACCGGTTCGTATATATGGTCCGGATATATATGCACGACTATCCTAAAATACGTTCAAGTAAACGTTTAACGTTTTCTGATACCTGACCTTTAATGCTTAATAAGCTCTGAAGGGTTGTTGACATTGCGATATCGCATTTGATCGCCAATCTGATTGCATCAATTCCACCCTTTCCATATGTTGTTAAACTAACTGAGTTAATAACGTCAGGTGTGAATAAAGGAATAGGCAAACCTAATACGTTAGGTCTTCCAGGGATTAGATATGGATATATTTCGTTTCCGGAAACAATCATGAAATAATCATCGGCTCCATTTTCTTTCTTCCAATGATTTATAATCGTATTATGTGCAATATTAACAACTACGTCCGATGAATCTGTCATAATTTCTTTTGATTCGCCAGTTTTTCTTTTATATGAAAAACATTTGCTGCTAACAGTTCCGGCATCTGCCGCTGGTCTGACGCTTCCATCTGGTGCCAAATAAGTTTTTCCACCGACGATAACCCAGTCTGTATCTGTTGTTTTTGATTTTACGTCAATTTCAGAATATAAGTTCTTTTCCGGGTTATAAAAGTATATTTTCTTATTAAGACTTAAGTTGTCATTTGTACCTCGTGGTATAAATGCTTGTACAGTTTTTCCACTATCTGGATGTATTACTGAAAATCCTGCCGATTGATGACTGCAAAATTTAAACTTTCCAAAAGGAATTTTTCTTTTGGACATAATTGCTATTGCTTCTTTATCTGCGGTAAGCTTACCGTAACGCCCACAGTCTGGTTTTCCTTCTGGACTTAAAGAACCTTGCGTTAATATTGCTTCAAACACATTTCCAGGCTTCAATTTGTCAATATTCAATTCATTAATCTTGCCATTAGCTAACTTTTTATATATTTTTATGTTATTTTCTTTTGCCAAAGCTTTTGCAATATTGTCAAAATCTATAATGTCATAAGAATTTAGTTTAACGGTTTTATCATATATGGCAACTAGTCCGCCCTCACGTGATTTAACCTCCACAAAAGATGGTTTTTTATTAGGAGGAATTATTGATATATCCGGATTTTGCTCGCCTTTTTGATTTGATACAAATTGCCAACCGGGATAACGTTGCGACTGCTGTAGAACGCTGCATATATATATCTGTTGTTTAATGCCTCCACGTTCACTTTCTCCCTCAGAAAGTCCAGCAAATATGCTCTCTTTCAAATTATCAGGAGTATATTTATTGTTCATTTCGGCAGGTTCAGATTGTTTAACTGTGCCATTTCCGGAATATAATATTGCTTCTATTTCTTTAGCTTCTTGTTCGGCTTCATTAATGTCAAATTCTCGATCTTGTAAATTTGCATCTGCTGCCGAATCAATAGAAAACAATTGTTCACGTGTGTTATCGGCTTCTAAAAGTTCAAGTAGCAATAATTCTAAATTTGACTTTTTATTCACTTTGGACACTCCACTCATTTTCACTCAATAATTACAATCACGAAGAGGTAATTTACATTGGCCAATCGAAATGATCCATTTTTCTCCAGACTAACCAAATTATTCCGGTCTGGACCCGCAATCCAACGTCGTGTCAAAGGATACGATTATAAAAGCTATTACGATAATCAACTGGTCCGTGGTAACTTAGGTTATCGTGGTCCATTCCCGTTTGGTCGTGAAAGTTCCCCTTTCTCTGTCCTCGGAGCGTATGGTATTCTTGATCGTATGGCTCGTTATGCCGAATTCGCAGAAATGGAATATCAGCCAGAGATTGCCGCAGCTTTAAATATATTCGCTGATGAAACGGCAGCCGGTGATGAAAAGGGTAAAGCTTTTCACTTATTTTCGAAAAATCCGGAAGTAAAGAAAGCTCTTGAAGAACTCTTCTATGATATCCTCAATATAGATTTCAATCTCCGTCCATGGATTCGTAACTTGGTAAAATATGGAGATTTCTTCCTCTATAACGAAGTTATTCCAGATATTGGTATTGTTAACGTCCAGCCAATCCCTGTAAACGAGTTAGAGCGAGAGGAAGGCTTTGACCAGCATGATCCATATGCTGTTCGTTATAAGTGGCTTACAAGAGGTAATAGATACCTTGAGAACTGGCAAATAACCCATATGCGTGTTCTTGGTAATGACTTGTTCTTGCCATATGGTACTTCATTATTAGAACCAGCCAGAAGAATTTGGCGACAACTCATGATGATGGAAGATAGCATGTTAGTCTATCGTGTTGTTCGTTCTCCAGAGCGTCGTGTTTTCTATATTGACGTTGGTAACGTAGCTCCTAATGACGTTCCTTCATACATGGAAGCCGTTAAACAGACCATGCGTTCCCGTGATGTGGTAGACAGAACAAATGGTAGAATGGACCAGAGATATAATCCACTAAGCATTGATGAAGACTATTTCATTCCAGTTCGTGGTGGACAAACCGGAACAAAGATTGAAACCCTTGCTGGTGGTCAAAACGCTACAGCAGTTGACGACGTGAAATATCTTCAACAGAAGTTGTTTGCAGCTATTCAAGTTCCAAAGCCTTATTTGAACTTTGACGAAAATCTTTCTGCCAAGGCATCTCTTGCCCAGCAGGACGTTCGTTTCTCGAGAACAATTTCTGTATTGCAGAGAGTTATTATTAGTGAACTTAATAAGATGGCAATGATTCATCTCTATTCAAAGGGATTTGATGGAGAGGATCTTATTTCATTTGATCTTAAACTTAGTAATCCATCTACAGTAGCAATGCAACAGAAGCTGGAAGCACTTTCAACTAAGTTCGAAATTGCTGGTAAGGCAAAAGAAACAAAGCTTGTTGATCAAGATTGGATTCAAAAGAAAATTCTAGATCTTACTGATGATGATATTATTAAGATTGAGGCTGGCGTCCGCCGGGATAAGATTCGTGAAGCAGAAATTGAAGCTATAGCAGTCAAAGAAAATCTTCCAGAGAAGAACACTACAACTGATCCATTTGATCCAAGTAACTACGTGATGCCTGGAGCTAATGTTCCAAAGAATGCACCAAGAGGTGAACCAATTGGTGGTAATGCAAATACGCCAATAACTCCTAAAAATGTTACTGCTGATATGCAAGCAGTAGCTACAAGTGGGGTATCAGCAGCAGGTCAACCTTCAGCATCTCCAGATGCGGCTCCAAGTGGGTTGCCAATTAAAGCTACTCCATTCCTTACAGCCGCTAAACATAACAGTAAACGTCGAGTTGGTATGTCTGGTAAAGGAAGTCTATCGATGCCAGATTTTAAAGATATGCTTTCCGGAACAAATAAATATTTGAAAGATATAGAAGATAAAGAAACACTTAATTTAAAATCTCAATTTACTACTCTTTCTGAAAAATTCAATGATATTGAGCTTGAATATAAGGCACCTCCCGTTATATCACGTGATATGAAATATTTGATGAATAAGCTTGATGATCATTTTGCTAAAAGCGGAGGCCGAAAAAATAAAAAGATTCTTACGGAAGCTGAAGTAAAGCTTAATGAACTTAAAGACGAACAGTTGTTTGAAATGGAAATGATTGATGATGAGATAATCATAGAAAGTTCAACAATTGAAAAAAAAGAATCAGAAAATGATGACTTAGACCTGAGCGTATTAGAATAACATGACATTTAATATAGTTCTTCTATATTTATATCAGGAATTGACCTATAAAGAGAATGGGTAATTTGAGATGGAATTTAAACATAACAAAAAACGTAATATTGGTTTGATTAGTGAATTCTTTTCACGTTATATTGCTGAAGCATTTATTGATGAACGGCATGGTGACATCACCAAGGCTCGTAAGCTTTGGGAAAAACATGTGCATCCTAAATCTGCAACATATGAAGAATTACAGATATTCAATGCCTTAAATGAGAGCAACTTAAACTCAAAAGAGGTTGCTTTTTCAATGTTAGAGAGAGCAAAGAATCTGTGTAAGAAACAATCTCAAATCAAATTAGATGAAGAAAAAGCTTCTCTCATTAATGAGATCGCAAATACATTAGACGATAAAAGCTTTTTTGATCGTTCAATTCCAAATTATAAAAATTATGCTTCTATACAAGTTTTGATGAATGCCTGGAGAGGAACTGGATTTAAAGGTTCTTTAATGGAAATGGCAAATCTTGAAGAAATGATTTTAGAACATATATTAACAAAAAAAGAAGTAGCTACTTCTGACGTTGAATCATATACCTCTTCAGAGGTTAATTCACTTGTTGTTAAATTAATGACAGAGAAGTTCAACGCAAAATATAATGGTCTTTTAAATGAAAATCAAAAACAGATTGTAAGTCTTTACATGTTAAGTCGTGATAATAATAACAATAGAGAACAGTTACAAAATCTTCTTCTAAATTTAAAGAATGACGCTGTTAAAATGCTTAAATCTCCTGTGATGAAAGAAAATTTTGAAGGCGGTCTTAAAAACAAACTAAAAGACATTGTTTCCTTACTTGAGAGTAATGATTTGTCGCAAATTAATGATGATACAGTTACCTTTTATATGTCGATTGCAAAATTAAAAGAAGAAATGGAGAGCAAATCATGAAACTCTTAAAAGAATTCAAAGAATTTAACTACGAAATAATCAAAGAAGATGCTGTCGATGGTCGCCCGGGTAAGCTATTTGTTAAAGGCGTTATTCAACGTGCAGATACTCTTAATCAAAATGGACGTATCTATCCAAAAGATATTCTCTTTAAGGAAGTAGAAAACTATCGCAAAGTTGTTCAAGAACGTAGGGCAATGGGAGAGCTTGACCATGCCGATGATCCGGTTGTTAATCTTAAAAACGTTTCTCATCTTATTACAGATATCTGGGCAGATGATGAAGTTGTTTATGGGAAGATTGAAATCCTTCCAACTCCAATGGGCAGCATCGCTCGTAACTTAATTGAAAGCAATGTTAAAATTGGCATTTCTTCCCGTGCTCTTGGTTCTGTAAGAAGCCGTGGAGATGCAGATATAGTTCAAGACGATCTCCATCTTATATGCTGGGACTTAGTTTCTGAACCTTCTACTCCAGGTGCTTATATGATGCGTGAGGCAAAAGAAGTAGACCCACGTATTCTTAATAAGATATTCTCCAAGAGTGATCGTATTGACCGTATTGCAAATGACATTCTTGGTATCAAGAAGGGTCGTCTATGAAAATGACAAAATCAGATTTTAAGGGCTTGATCAAAGAGTGCATCCGTGAACTTATTAAAGAGGGTGCATTTAATGAAGTTGCTAATGTTGTTTTAGAAAGTGCAGGTAATGCTCCTAAAACAAGTATTAGAGTTGCGGCTTCTGATATGGTTAATCAAGCAAGAAAAAGTCCTGTTGACGCTGCTCGTGCTCGCTCCGCAGCAATGAGAATGGCTGGATATGATGATTTTATGCCAGAGGATGCGGGAGGTTCAATCCCATTTGGCAGCCAAGGAGCTCCAATTGTGAATGATGGTCTTAAAAAGCTTATTGAAGCTACCTCTACTCAAATGAGTAAAGGCGATAATAAAATGGCTAATGCATATGCGGCAATTCTTGCTGATACTGCCATGAATACTCTTCCGCAACAAATGGCACAAGATCCATCGAGAAGTGGTGGATATGGCGCATTAGCTGCTGCTGGTATGCAAGGGGCACAAGAAAAGGTAGCTCCACAAGAGCTACAAGCAATTGCTCCTTCCGGAGATATGAGCCATTGGGCTAAATTAGCATTCGGAAAATATAATAAATAATCTATCTGCTGAGACTAGTTATAATTGCAACATATTTAGTTGATAACAAAGGATGATTTATGCCAGCAGCACGTAGACAAATAATGGTTCAACCTCCAGCAGATAGAATGACCGGTGGTTCTGGTCATTCTGATTTAGCTATCCTTCAAGCGTCATTCCCAGGATCTCCGGTATATTCTGGAGAAATAACTGATAATACAGTAACAGATACGTATATGAATATTGTTACAAATGCAGTTGTTAATGATGGTGGACATACGTTTGGAACCGTAGATTTAAACTACACCGGAGCACCAAACTTAGAAGATGTTGAAGTCGGCGGCGGTGGTCTTCCAGGTTCTCCATATGCACCAAATATTGCTTCTCCTCCAAGTGGACAAAATCCGGCAGATATTCCTGAGTCTGGCGTTGAAGCAACAGAAAGAGCACGTGGTTCCGGCGGCGCCTTCACAGCGGTTGCAGGCACCGGAACTGCTCCAGCAGCTTCTCCAAGTAGCACGGCTGCGGTCATATCTAGACAAAAAATTGGAACTCTTATTAAAGGCACATCAACTCCTACAGAATGAAGGACATAAACAATGAGCGATTTATATAAAGAAGCTTTAGCGGACGCAGCAAAAATTAGAGAAATTGCTGAACAAGATGCTCGTAACACAATTTTAGAAAAAATATCTCCTTACATCAAACAAATGATCGTAAAGGAAACTTCTAATATGCTTTTAGAGCAAGAAGATGCAGCTCCCGCCGTTGATCCAAATGCAGCAGCGCCAATTGCGCCAGACGCAGCGGCGGCTACTCCGCCAGGTCCAGAAGCTGAAGCTTCTCTACCGGGAGATGTTGGTTCAATGCCAGTTAATCCAACTGGTGGTGGTGGAGCTGATGTAGTTAATATACCAATGCCTTCAGGAACTGATGGAAAAATTACTCTTAATTTTGATGATCTGTTTTCGAAAGAGGGTGGAGATATTATTAATCCAGCAGATATGTCTCAAGCTTCTTCTACTGAAATTGCAACTGCGCCTCCTGCCGCAGAAGCCCCTGCTGTGCCAGAAGCAACCCCACCTGCCGCTGGTCCAGTTCCAGCAGCAGAAACAGCCGGTGCGGCAGCCGAAGAAGAAGCAACGCCAGTTGCACCGCCCCCCACCCCTGCACCACTTGCTGAAATAAAAACTGTAAAACAATTAGAACGTCAACTTGCTGAAATGGCAGTCAAGATTGATCGTATGTATTCTACAAAAGTTTCGGCTCTTACACAAGATGCCTATAAAACAAAGCTTTTTTCATTATTAGAGCAGCTTGATAAACTTGCTGCGAAGAAGGCAATAACGCCAAGACAAGCCCAATTGAACGAAAATAGATTAGAATTTTTGTTCTTGCATTTGAAAGAAGCAAAATTGAATAATAGTTATAACACAAAGGATAAGGAAAAAACTATGACAACTCTCAAAGAATTCGCAGCAAAACTTTTCGAAAGCGCCGATGAAGAACGTCTTGGACAAGATAGCAAGACCTCTGGTGAAACAGGCGTAGCAGTTCATAAGAAAGCATCTGCACACGCTATGAAAGCTTCTGGCGTTCATGCTGATCTATTTGCAGCCGCTGAAAGCAAGACAGTTGAGAAACATGCGGGCGCCGGCACAGTTGATGCTGAGGCTCTTGAAGGTCTTGATGGTGAAGAAGGCCCATGGGAAGAAGCTCTTATGGAAGCTGTTGAAGATGCTCTCCGTGATGAACTTGACGCCCACGAGGAACGCCCAGAAGAACTCCCAGCCGCTGTCAAAGATTCCGGATATTTTGATATTAATGAAGCAGCTCTCCGTAAGGCAGTAGCAAAGCTTCGTGAACAAGCAGACGGTGGCGTTGATGAAGCAATGCTTCTTTCTGTTGACCTTCCAGATGAAGTAGAAGAGTCTCTTGCTGATGAAGACCTCTCTGTTAATCTTTCTTTCTCTGAAGAAGGGGATGAAGAAGAGATGGGAGATGAAGATGAAGAAGTAGTAGACCTTCAAGTAGGTGATGAAGATGAAGAAGGCGCTGAAGATATGGGCGCTGAAGAAGAAGAAATGCTTCTCACCGATGAAGAAGGTGAAGGCGAAGGTGCCGGCGAAGAAGAAGGTGAAGAAGAGATGGAAGAGACGGTAATGGAATCTCGCCGTGCTCGTAAGGCTCTCCTTGAAGCCCGCACCGCAACAGTTAAGGCACGTCGTCTTGCAGAAGCAAAGCGTGCAGAAGCTGCCGCCCTTAAAAACGAAATGGCAGAAACAAACCTTTTCCTCTCCAAGCTTGTATATCTAAACAAGTTCCTTGTGAGAGAAGACCTTAGCCGCAAGGTTAAGCAACAAATCGTAGAGCACCTTGATCGTGCTTCCACAATCTCAGAAGCAAAGGAAATCTACGGAAAGATTGTAAGAAAGCTTGATGAAGCAGCAGCAGCCCATACTGCTCCTGTAGTTGGTTCGGCATCAAAGCCAACGACTGCTGGCAGCGCACGCCTCAATGAGAGCGTTTCAAGAGCTGTATCTTCAGATGGTTCCGGAGAACCAGTAATCGGAACGTTTGATAAATGGCAGATCCTAGCTAACATCAAGAAAAATGGTTGATTAAAAAAGCCGAATTAAAAAACAAAACTATACAGGAGTATATAAAATGAAGTCTTTTACATTATCACAGTTAGCTGAAGGCGTTCACCGTCGTTCCCTCGGTGCAGACGCTCCACGTCTCTTGAAGAAGTGGCAAGCAACCGGCCTTCTCGAAGGTCTTAAGGGAGTCAATAAGGACAATATGGCTCGTCTACTTGAAAACCAAGCAGCAGAGCTCCTTAAAGAAACCGCAAACTCACTCTCCACAGGCGGCGCAAATCTCGCTTCCTCTGGTCAAGTAGTTGGTTTCACAAACGTTGCCTTCCCAATCGTTCGTAGAGTATTCGCTGGTCTTATTGCTAACGAGATCGTATCCGTTCAGCCAATGAGCCTTCCAGCCGGTCTTCTATTCTACCTCGATTACACCTACGGTAACAACGTCGGTGGAAATGCTGGAGTAAATCTTTCCAGCGCAGCCACAACCTCTACCTATACAGACGGTCAATCAGTATACAATAACCCACGTGGTGCCGGCGTCCGCTCCGGTTCTCTTGCAACAGGTGGTATGTATGATCTCGCCGGTACCGGTTATTCTAAAGTCCACAAAAGCACCATCTCTCTCTCTGCTTCAAATGCAGACGTTGGAGCCTGGGGCGCAGCAGGAACAACTTGGACGGCAGCAGACACCGTAGCTTCCGCAGCAGAGTTCGTTGGTTTCAACGCTCGTTACGTTAACTACGACGGTAAAGTTGAAAACGACCTTACCGACAGCGTACTTGATTACTGCTTCATGTTCGTGGCTACATCTTCTCTTGTTTCAGCTATCGGTGGATGCGATCTTACAAACGTAAATCAAATTGCAATCACGGGATTTGGTTCAACGCCAGGTTCAACGCTAGCTTGGGGCGAACAATACCAAGGTGGCACAGGCGTATTGAATCTTCGTAAGCTCAATCGCCGTGGTAACTGGGATGGATCTCTCTTCACGCCAGATCCACTTAATGGTTCACACGTATTGTTTGTTCTTCGTCTCGCAAACGCAGGAACAGTTCCGGGTGTTGGCGGCTACGTCTCGGGTTCAGCAGCAATCGCTGACTCACAACAAGTCAACTCTGATGGTGCATCTCTCACGATCCCATCCTTCGAGTCTGATTTCGGCGTAAATCCAGCATCTCCAGTTATCCCAGAAGTTGATATCCGTATCGAGTCAACCTCAGTAACTGCAACAACCCGCAAGCTCCGTGCTCGCTGGTCCCCAGAGATGGCTCAAGACCTTACAGCCTTCTACTCAATCGATATCGAAGTTGAACTTACAAACATCCTCTCTGAGATGATCACCCTCGAAATCGACCGTGAGATCCTTAACGACCTTCTTACACAAGCTGGCGCTGCAAACCTTTACTGGTCCCGTGCTCCAGGTAAGATTGTCAACAAGCTCACAGGTGCAGAGGCTCTACAGTCCTCCACTCTCTCCCCAGGACCAATGGCATTCGTCAATATCCAAGAGTGGTATCAAACCCTCATTGAGACAATCTCTGACGTTGCTAACACCATCTACAAGAAGACTCTTCGTGGTTCCGCAAACTTCCTCGTCACATCACCAGACGTTTGCACCATCCTTGAGCATCTTGTAACCTACAAGCCAGCTTATCGCCTTGACTCCGATGGTCAAGTCCGTGACAGCATGACCGTAGGCGCAGAAGCAGTAGGAACCCTTAATAACCGTTACACGGTTTATAAGGATCCATATTTCCCAGCTAACAAGATCCTTGTTGGTCTTAAGGGAAATACCTTCCTTGAGAGCGGCTATATCTACGCTCCATACGTTCCACTCATCTTGACACCAGTTATCTACGCTCAGGATGATTTCACTCCACGTAAGGGCGTAATGACAAGATACGGTAAGAGAATGGTTCGTAACGACTTCTACGGAACAGTTACGGTCCTTGATCTCAACCTTATCTGAAAATAACGTAGGATAATCTGAAGAGGGGCAGGTAGAAATACCTGCCCCTTTTCTATTTGTATACAACCATTTTTTAATTTGTTAGTATTATTTAAAGCAGATGGGAAAACTCTTTAAGATAAGACGTTCAAACCGATATCATCCCTTTGACGTTCCTGCTCCATATGGCTTTCTTGTAAAGAAAATGGAAATAGGAGGATGGGCAAGTGTTTGTTATGATGAACGTGCGGGCGTTAATAAAAGAGAAGCGGAACCTGATTTAGAAGAATATTCTTTCCTTGAACCCAATTCTGTTGTTTTACAGTTAGATGAAAGCGTTATAGGAAAAGATTTAGAAAGCTTTAGCAAAACCGTTAAAGGAAAGTATGTTCCAGATGGAAACTATATTCCTTGCCTGTTAGATGAACGATTGTTGCTTATTAAAGCCGAGTTCTTAAAACCCTTATAAAATAAGACAAATATATTTGTTTAATTTGGCTACAACATATGTTATATTATTCATATGAGCAATAATAATATTCCGCACCGGCCGCATCACCGTCTTGACACTTCTACTGGCTGGCATGTTTTTTCTGAAAATCAGAATGAAATCGCAAAGCATGGTCCCGATGGACTAATTCAGTTTAGATGGTCCGCTATTGTGGAAAATGGGGCTTGGTATCCAAAGTATACCGTTTCTGCTTCTATTGATGGTGGGGTTACTTGGGTTGATAGTGGTAGCGTATGGTCGCTATACTATGGTCAACAGTTTGGCAATTATCACGATAATAACGGATTGGTTAATAAGGCTATTATCCATACCCGAGAGCTATGGAAGTCCGAGCGCCGTCGCAAGCTTGATAAGGAGCGTAGGAAGGCTTTTAACGCCCTTTCTGACGAGGATCGGGTTCGGGTCAAGCAGGAGCGTTCAGAGGCTTGGACACGGCGTAAGGAGCGTGCAGCGGAGCGTAAGGCAGAACGCACGGCTCGTATTATGAATCAGATGCTTGAGCTTGGACCGGAGCTTGTCCGTCTTAAGGAAGATATTGATCAGGCTCTTTCGCTTATGGCGCAGGGCGGTGTTGATCGTGCATTTCCTTATTATCACAGTCGTCGGCGGTATCTTCGCACCGCTAAGTGGACGGTAAATGACATTCAGCGCCATATTGAGAAGGCGCACGCTCGTAAGAAGGGATGATAGAAAGGAAAAACGATGCCTAATTGGGTTACGAATAAGGGTTATATTGAATTGCCAGATGATGCTTCTGATGAAGCAAAGGAAGTATATGATAAGCTGGTAGCGAATGAATCTCCGGATGGATGGTTTAGTAATGTTCTTCTTTGTCCAGAGGAAATGCGAATGAAAACTGGAGAACAGCTTGATACGAAATGGCTTCGTAAGCGTTCTAAGTTTAAGGGTAGGTTTGGAACGTTCAAGGCTGTTAAGCAAGTTAATGGTGGAACCGCAAAAATCTTTAAGCCTTCAAAGGATTATGTTGCATATCTGGAATCTGAATACGGTCGTGGTCAATCTGATTGGTATAGTTGGAACGTAGCCAATTACGGCACTAAGTGGGACGTTAAGCTTACATACAACTCGGTATATAATAACCGTTTTGAATTTGAATTTGACTCAGCTTGGAGTCCTCCGAAGAAGTTTTTTGATTGGCTTTCAAAGCTTGGTATTGATTTTGATTTGAATTATGAGGAGCCGGGCTGTCAATTTTACGGCACCTATTCCAGCACAAATGGTAAGCTTACCGATGAATATTATGAGGGAGAAGATTATATCATTTATGCGATTGATTCTTTGGATCAAGAGGCAGAGAGCCTTCTTAATCTAAGCGAATATTCAAGTTATAACGAGTTTAAGGAAGCTACTGAATACAAGAGCAAACGTTTGCTCCGTATCGCTAAGGACTATTACGAGAGCTAATCCGACACTTATAAACGGATAGACTATTTAGGAGTATGAGGCAACTTATACTCCTATTTTCTTTTTTATTGATTGGATGCACCCCTGAGTATCCAGCGAGCGCAAACGTTTCTGAATTGCGTGAATTAGAAGGCGGCGCATCATATTCAATTACAGAACCGGGTTCATCATTAAATTATACTCCGGATATTGAATATGAAATGCCACCGGAAATGTTATACGGTCCATGCGTTTGTGAATTCACTCATTGGACAGATAATGGACTTATGTGCGTAGGAATTCGTTGCACGCCAGAATGTTCTGAGGAAATCCGGAGCTGCAACGAAAGACGTAGAGCTTGTGCCCCTGGACCCCTATAATTTAGCCCTAAAATAATCCCTTGAAATATTCCCATAATCGTGATAATGTATATGGTATGAAGAATGTCGAGGTTGGTTCGTGGGTTTGGGTTCGGGTTTGGCGTGCTGCCGATGGTAGCGGTTCCATGACCCTTTCTCCGAAGGATGCCAGGAGTGCTACGCTTCCCCTGGTCCGTGCCCGTGTTACGGCTGTCAACGTGTGCGGTGTGAAGGGCTGCATGACGCTTGCATACGAGGATGGATCGCATATCGGTCTACCCTTCTATGATAGCGATCTTGTTTCGGTGGAGGGTTGATTATGGCGAAGGTTTACATTGTGCGGGCAGGTTGGGATTATGAGGGGTCGGAGATCCTTAAGGTCTTTGCTTCCTTTTCGGACGCTACTCGTTTCATGGACGAGTATCCAAGTCAAGCCGATGGTCGTCCGGAGGGGTATGACTACCTCACCATGAGCAAGCACGATATCGTTCCAGATTCCGAGGAGCTTTGAAAATGAATACGTGGTATCTTTCTTTCGGGTCGCTTAACGTTGGTGAGCGTTTTCGTTTTTCTACCGATTTTACTACTTTTTCTACATATGTGAAGCTGTCCCCCCGTCGATACCGTTGTGAGAACGGTCCTACGGCTGGCAGGGTATATCAAACGTCTGTTCGTTCGGCAGTTATTCCGGTGAGGGATTGAAAATGGTTGGTGGTCGTAATCGTCGTATCCGTGAAACCGAGCGTCTTACTCGTCCCGATCAGGGCGGGGATATTCTTTCGGAGTTTATGTTGGAAGTGGTTTGGCCGCTTGCAACGCTACTTGCCTTCCTGTTCTTGGGTTTTCTTGTGATGTTTCTATGAAGGTAAAGCCGCTTAATACAGAAGCAAACAGAACGGCTCTCGCTGAAAGGATTGTGCAGTCCTTGTCCCAGCGGGAGCTTTATGATTTTGCGGTATATGTAATGGCTACGGATTATGATCGGGATGCGGATCTGTTCTATGCCGATTGGGAGCGTTATAGTGAGGAAACCGATGAATGATTTTAACCCCGGTCAATTGATTCGTTTGTGTCGTCCCGAGGCAAGCTGGTCGGGAGAATATTATGATGTTTCTGTTTTTATTCAGTCTGAGAGTAAGACTGAGCGCAAGCTATATCCTATCAACACGATTGGAATGATTGTTGAACCGGGTTTCAAGGGCAATCCCGGCGTCTATCAAGTTTTGATTGGTGAAGTCTTGGCAATTGTAGCCGATAGCTTTATTAAGCATTTTGATCCGGATGAAGTCATATTTAATGATTATGATAATGAAAGAGATAATGCATAAGTGGCGTCGGTATGCTAACAACGTATCTGCCCGATTAGCTGGACAACCGCTTGATTTGCGTGTATTAAACACTCCAGCCGAAAGAGAAAAAGGTTTCATGTTTGAGCCTGAGCCCAATGATGGGTTTGGGCTTTTGTTCGTTCATCCAGAAGCAAGAACGTTAGGTTTTTGGATGCGAAACGTTCCTTTTGATTTGGATCTTGTAGCTTTAGATGAAGATATGAGAGTGGTTGAGATATTGCCATTACTGGCAGATGATGAAACTACTGTGGCTACTACGTTCCCATGCCGCTATGCGATTGAGTTAGCTGGGGGCTGGTGTGAACGTAATGGAGTATGTAAGGGCGATCAGTTAGAGCTTAATGAACAATATGGCGGGCTATAATATTAACACCGGGAACTTCTGGTAAGTTCTTAACCGCTTTAATATTCTTATAGCTATCATCAAAGAACTCAATCTCGGAATATTCTCCGGATTGAGCTTTTTCATATATCCAGTCTGCCTTTAGTTGTGGATCGCTATTTCCAAGAGTTATTATCTCAATATCATTTATTCCAATATCTTTTAGATAATCTCGGATAGCTGGTGCAGCCGATATACCTCTGGCTGTTAATATAACCGCCGCCCCTGGACCTCTTTTGCTTATAACTTTTTGCAATATATTTTGTGTCCAATGAATTGCCTCCGGATTGATTACATTACTGAAATCTGAATAATCAAATTCATCCCCAGGTTCTTTATCATAGATTGCATATTCGGCAGGCGTGAGCCAAAGTTCGTCGCCATTAGCTTTTTTAACATGAACTCTGCTATGGGTTTTTACAAGAGTATCATCAAAATCAAAAACACGAAGCTTGTTAACGCCATCTAAAGCCTCATTTATAAGGATTGTAATATATTCTTTTAATAGTTGCTTGCTCATGATCCAATACTAATTAGCTTTATGAGCACATTTAATACCACGATGAAGCCTACTCCATTCGGCTACTTTGACTCTGATGCAGCTTTCCAAAGTGATGCAGATAAGATCGTTACCTTTGTTCTAAGAAAACTTGGAGAAGATGTATTAAGCGTAGAACTCACAAAAAAGATGATTTGGGCATGTTTTGAAGAGGCGACCTTATACTTCAATGCTATCATGATCGAATATCAAGCTAAATCAAATTTGTCTTATCTTCTTGGTTCTCCTACTGGTTCTATAGACCCAAATACCGGCAAATATAATCTTAATCTTGTTAACAATTACGTTCAGCCAAATCTAGAATATCTTGTAAGACAAGCAGAACCATATGCCTCTGAGGTTGGTTATGGACAATCTCTTCAATCCTATTCTGGTTCTATTACGTTAGAAGTAGGTCGTCAAGATTATGACATTTATAATGAGCTTAAAGACGAACAGGGCAACCGTCTTGCTGCTTATATGGGAACCGGCTCTCTTGATGTTCGTGGTAGAATGAAAGTATTTGAAGTATATCATTATGCGCCAATCCAATATGTCTTTAACTCAAATCTTGCATCCAACTTTATTGCAACTGGATTGCCTGTAGAATCTTATATTCCAGATACACGTTTCTATGTTCTTCCCTTATTTGAAGACGTATTAAGAGCCGGCATGTTAGATGCAGCTTCCCGTGTAAGACGTTCTCATTATTCTTATAAGATTGCTGGAACTGCTATCCGCTTATTCCCAACTCCAAATAATCTTATTCCATTCTATAATGACAAATTGTGGATCCGAGTAGGCTTTCCTCCTTCTGCTTATCCAGGCATCATGGGAACTTACTTTAGTGGCTCATTAGAGGCGTCTGGAAGCCTCCAGAACCCTGCTACACCGTCGTCTGTGATATTCGGTGTTAACAGCCCTGCAAACATTCCTATGGGCTTTATAGCGTATTCTTCTCTTAACCCATGGAGCAGAAACTGGATTATTCTATATACGCTAGCTCTTTGCAAAGAACTCCTTGGTTTGGTAAGAAGCAAGATGAAGTCCATTCCAATTCCAAATGCAGAATTACAACTTAATGGTGAAGACCTTATAACTCAAGGGAGAGAAGATAAGAAAGATTTATTAACTGGTGATACTGGTATTATAACAAAACTTGACGCACTTACTTATGATAAGCTTTCAGAGATACAAGCTAATAAAGCTGAAAATGAAATGAAAATGTTGCAGCATCTACCAATGCCGGCAAAATATAACCTGTTTATAGGATGAGTCAAAACGTCCCCTCTATTGTTTGATAAATGGAACGCTACCAATTAGAAAAAAAAGAAGACATATGAACCTTTTAAAAGAATATATTAGTTTAATCATTAAAGAAGTTATGGATGAAGACGTAAATTTGAAGCGTCTGCATCCAGATATGCTTGGCATATATGCTCTTGCTCAAGCTATAAATAAATTAATTTATGAAGGCGGTGCATTGCCTGGAACCTTGCCAATAGACATTATTAGTTCTGGAAAAGATTTAAAATCTGCTCCAATGATAACAGATACAGAAAGAAAATCTGGCATATCCCTTCAACATACCGGCTCTACTTTTAAATTATATATTGATCCTTCTAAGTCAAAAACTTTCATGAGTGCCGATGATGAAACTCATGATATCATTCATACGATTACTGGACACCTTGCCAAAGCAATAGCCAGAAGAAGAGAAAGCCTTGAAGCTTCTGGTCAATATAGCGGCACCCCTTCCAAATTCAATAAAATAACTTTGAAAAAAGATGAAATTGCAAAGTTTACTGACAGTTTTGACAAAAAGTTTGGATATAAGTTGCCATATTCAGTTTTTGAAAAAACATTTAAATATAAAGACCCATACGAATATGGCGATTGGTTTGGTCAAACAGTTTGGCCAAATATTAAGAAAAAGAACGCTAAAATATACGGAAATCCTATTAATATACTTACGCTCAGACATCTTGGCGCTGTATTATGGAAATCCGTATACGGTGGCGGTGTTGTGCCGGGTATTTTTGGACACAAATATTGGGGAAATGTTGATATTTCCGATGCAAAACTTAATCCAGCAGAT